CTAACCCGTACTAAGTCATGGCAGCAGCAGAGCAAAAAAAATCGTATGAAGTTGTTAAGAACTTTCGTGGCGTAAACACGAAAGCGAACCGCACTGCTATTGGTGACGATGAGTTTTACTGGCTTGAAAATGCGATGCCTGTCGGTTACGGCAACTTACGCATTACGCCCACTTACGACAATGTGGGTTCGATTACGTTCTCTCACAATGTAGTTAATTTCTTTTCAGCAAATATTGGCTTAAAAGATTACCTGATTGCTTTTGAGGATGACGGAAGCTGCGAGTACGTTGACCTAGATACCAATACCAAATCGACATTGGCATCTGCTGGCACATTCTCAACCAGTGGCATGAACATCAGCCAGTGGAAGAATGACCGAGTTCTTATTATTGACCCTGCCAAAGGTTACTTTACTTGGGACGGCACAAGCTTAATTGCCGTTGGTTCTGTAGGCTCAATTGGCATTGTGGCAAGAGGCTCTGGTTACACTAGTGCGCCAGCGGTCATTATTAGCGCGCCAAACCAATCTAACGGCATTCAGGCAACGGCCATTGCGACCATTACGGCAAACGCAGTTTCCTCCGTCACTTTGATAGAGGCCGGAAGCGGATACACCTCTGCGCCGACTGTTACCTTCTCTGGCGGCGGTGGCTCAGGCGCAAATGCTGTAGCTGGCCTGACAACCTTTGCTCAAGGAACAGTGTCGGTTCTGGTCACGAATGGCGGCACCGGATACACAAACGGCTCAAACATCTCGGTATCTATTACGGGTGGCGGTGGAGCTAACGCGGCAGGTCAGGCAATCGTAAGCGGGAACATCGTGACTCAAGTCATTATGACCAACCCCGGTACTGGCTACACGAACACGGCAAACTGCACAGTAACGATTACAGGTGGTGGTGGTTCAAATGCAACAGCTAAAGCAATCATCAATACCGGAACTAATTCAGGCATTCAGTCATTTTCTGGTCGCGTATGGATAGCCAATGGACGAACTATTTATTATAGCGCTGCTGGCTCTTATAGTGACTTTGTATCTGTTTCTGCCGGTACTGTTGTCTTAACTGACGCAACGCTACACGGGAACATTATTCAGCTATTGTCAGCCAATAACTTTTTGTACATCTTTGGCGACGATAGCATCAACGTATTTTCGGATGTTCGGGTTACGACTGCCGGAACTACGTTATTTACGAATACGAACGTCAGCGCTTCTGTGGGTACTAAGTTGGCTTATGCCATCTTCCCATACTTCCGGTCTGTGTTGTTCATGAATGACTATGGTGTTTATGCGCTTGTTGGCTCTACAACGTCAAAGATTTCTGACTCTTTGGACGGCATATTTACCAATATTGATTTTAATACTGGCAATACTACTGGCGGTCAGGTTCTCTTAAACAACATTCTGTGTGCTGCGTTTAATTTCAGGTACACGGGCGGTCAAGGAACATCTAGCAGCGCCAGATACATACAAGCAATATTTTTTGAGAAGAAATGGTTTTTCACAAGTGCGAGCAACAATTTGAAGCATGTGGTGTCAGTTCCTGTCGGTGGAAGGATTACGCTGTACGGAACCGATGGCACTTCGTGCGTCAAGATGTACGCGAACACAACAGCAAACGTCAGCAGCTATGTGCAGACCTCGCTAAACCCTATGAAAGACCCAATTCGTACCAAACAAGCATTAAAAGTTGGTATTGAAGCAACTCTACAAAATGCGTCTACGATTAGCGTAACTGTTGATTCAGAAACTGGTTCAAGTCCTGCCGTTCAGCTTGGTCAAATTGTTGAATGGTGGAACAATTACTCCATTCCTATTGATTGGATAAACAATAGTTTGCAAGTTGTTCAATGGACTGATGGCGCTGGCGGTTACACGCTGTACAAAACAGACGCAAAGCAATACGGAAAATATTTGGGAATGACCGTTACGTCTACCAATGCTGGCATTGTGTACAACGGTTTTGAATACGAACATGAACTAAGAACGAGGTTCTAATATGCCGGTTCCATATACCTTTGGAAGTGCGACAACCGCAATTCCCCTGTCTCAGCTAGACAGTAACTTTGCTACAACGATTACGCTTGGCAATACAGCCATTCAGCTTGGTAACACGGTTACTACGCTGAACAACATGACGTTGAACAATGTATCCATTACTAGCAGCACAGTTAATGGTTTGACATTGACCAATGCGACATTAACTAATGCAAACATTACTAGCGTAGCTGCGACTTTTCCAAATAACTTTTTGGCTAATAGCTCGGTTACTTTGGGAACAACGGCGGTCAGCCTTGGTTCTACAGCTACTACATTGAATGGACTGACGCTTACCAACCTGACCATTAGCAGCGTATCAGCAACTTTCCCGAACAATTATCTTGCTAACAGCAGCGTAACTCTTGGAAACACTGCGCTGACACTAGGAAGCACTGTAACTTCTGTTGGCAACCTAACTATATCTAATGTCACGGTAGCAAATGCGGTAGTAGATAGTGTCAACGTAGCTGGCTTTATGGGGATTCCTCAGAACAGCCAGAACAGTAACTACAACATTGTTTTGGGTGACGCGGGGAAACATATTTATCACCCAACTGGTCAGGCTGCGGCAACGTACACGATTCCTGCCAACTCTAATATTGGATTTACTACAGGTACAGCAATTACTTTTGTTAATGGTTCAGCAAATGCTGTAACGGTAGCAATTACGACTGACACGATGTATTTGTCTTCTAACGGGGCAACTGGAAGTAGAACAATTGCTCAATGGGGCATGGCTACCGCTGTAAAAATATCGTCTAACGTGTGGGTTATTTCTGGTGCGAACATAACATGACCGGCATAGTTCAATCACTTATTGGCACTTATAGCGCTGCTGTTTCCGCAGTTACGGACGCTTATTTTTATCTTGTTACGTTGTTGCTTAACACAACAACAACAAACGGAGCGCAAAACAACACGTTCCTAGACTCGTCTAGCAATAACTTCACCATTACCCGCAACGGCAACACAACGCAGGGTACGTTTACTCCGTTTAGTCTTACGGGGTGGGGACAATTTTTTAATGGAAGCACAGATTATGAAACTGTTGCTGACAATGCTGCACTTCAATTTGGTTCTGGAGATTTTACTGTTGAAGGATGGGTATATTTAACTGCTGCAACTGATGCTGTTGGCGTTATATCAAAAAGAAGCAATTCAACTTTTACCGGTACGGATTGGCGAATAGCTTATCGCTCTGCGACAGCTAAATTGGCTTGGGCTGACCCCGGCTCTGGAAATACTGACTATAACACTCCAGCAATTACATTAAATACTTGGACTCATTTTGCTTTTGTTCGTTCTGGAACAAGTCTTAGATGTTACGCAAATGGGGTTTTGGGCGATACCGCAACAGTATCAACAAATTTCACAAATACTCAAACTTTATATATTGCCGCAAATACAACATCACTTACATTCCCGGGATATTTATCAAATATCCGCATTACTAAAGGTGGAGCATTATATTCTGGCTCAACATATACCGTTCCAACATCGGCATTAACTACAACTGTTAGTGCTGGCACAGTTTCCTTGCTGACCTGTCAATCAAACCGCTTTATTGACAACAGCAGCAACGCCTTTTCTATCACGGTAGCGGGAACTCCTAGAGTCCAAGCCTTTGAACCATTTGCTCCGGGCGCTGCTTACAGCACTAGCGTAGTAGGTGGTAGTGGGTATTTTGATGGTACGGGGGATTATTTAAGTATTGCAGATAATGTTGCTTTGCAATTTGGTTCTGGAAACTTTACGATTAATTGTTGGATATATAGGTCAGTATCAGGAGCAGTTCATACAATAGCAAGCAAAGGAGCATCAACTCCTACTGGATGGGTATTTCAAGTAAATGCGTCTAATCAACTTGTATGGACTGATACATCAACTAACATAACAACAACTACAACAATTCCTGCTAACGCTTGGACTTATGTTTCAGTAGTGCGTTCTGGAACTGGAACAAATCAAACTGTTTTATATATAAATGGAGTTTCTTCGGCTACTGGAACATCAGCAACTAATTTTAACCAAACGTCTGCACTTAATATTGGGGCTGATAGAAGCAACGCAAATACTTTTAATGGTTATATAGCTGGATTTGAATATGTAAAAGGAACGGCATTATCAATCAGCATTCCTTCTTCTCCACCAACAACATCAAATAGTCCATCTGCATTGCTTAACTTCACTAACGCTGGCATTTACGACGCAACATCTAAAAACGATTTAGAAACAGTAGGAAATGCACAGGTAAGCACTACACAGGCAAAGTTTGGTACGACTTCCATGTCATTTGATGGGACGGGGGATTATCTTACATTCCCGTCTAATGATTTATTAGCTTTTGGAACTGGTGATTTTACAATTGAATTTTGGGTATATAGAAACAATACAACATCAAATATGATTGTTATTGATTCTAGACCTGCTGCGGGAACAGATGGATACGCAATATATTTCGATTCAAATAATAAGACTGTGTGGTTGGTTGCTAACGTAGCAACAGCAACAGGCGCAACAACAATTTCTTCTGGCGCTTGGTATCACATTGCCGTAACTAGGTCTGGAACAACCGTAAAAATATTTGTAAATGGCGCTCAAGATGCTTCTGTTACTAGCGCAACTGATGCAAAACAAAGCGGAATAACAATTGGAGCAAAACAACAAACAGGCTCTAGTCTTGTTGCTTTAAATGGATATTTAGATGAATTTAGAATTACTAAAGGTTATGCAAGATATACATCAGCATTTTCTGTCCCAACAGCAGCCTTCCCGGTTCAATAAGGTGATATATGTGGACTAAAAACGGCTCAATACCAAAACCTGAGACAGATGGCACTGAAGGCTGGATAGAAGTATCTGAGGCTCCCGAAGCGCCTGAAGGCAAAGAAGTAGTCTGGTGGTTTCCTCCGGGATGGGTAATTCGTGACCCGCAGCCGGGGCCTAATTGGTCATGGAGTCAGTCTGAAGAAAAGTGGATTGAGTATGTGCCGCTGGAGGTTCAGGCGGTTGATATAAATGCACTAGATTCTACTCAGATTCCTGCATTAACAAGTTCTGATATACAGGCTTTGTAAGGATAAATTATGGGACTTAATGCTTTTCAAAAGATGGGAAACACGGTGACGTTTACAGCGGATACCGTGGCTCCAGCACCAGTTCAGGCATCGTCAGGAACTAATAATGGAAACCAATACCGTGTTATCAATACTGGTACGGTAACTGTGTTTTTGGGTTATGGGATGACGTCTGACCAAGCAAACAGCAGCGCTGTTGTTGTGACTAGCTCTCAACCTGCTTTCCCGATATTGCCGAACACAGATGAAATTTTGACGTTTGTGCCGAATGCTTATTTTACCGGGATAACGTCTGGTGGTTCTGCAACTATATACATTACGCCCGGAGATGGTTTGTAAGATTGGCAACAAGGAGCAATCATGCTAAAGGTAGCTGGTGGAGTAGGGGGTGGTGGTAATGCGTCAGGGACAGTAACCCAAGTCAATACGGGTACTGGCCTGTCCGGTGGCCCGATTACGACCAGCGGAACTATCCGAATTGCGAATACAACGGTTACAGCGGCTTCCTACGGGTCTGGAAACACTGTAGCGACGTTTACGGTTAATGCTCAAGGTCAACTGACAGCGGCTGCTAATGCCGCTATTGACATTGCTGTAGCCAATGTTTCTGGCGCTGTAGTAAACACTACGACGATTACTGCTGGCACCGGATTGTCTGGTGGCGGCAATCTTGCATCTAATGTAACCATCAATCTTGCTAATACTGCGGTATCTGCCGGTAGCTACGGTAATGCTACGCTGATTCCTCAAATTACGATTGATGCCCAAGGTCGGATTACGTCGGCAAGCAATGTAGCTGTTCAATCTGGCGGCACAGGAACGGTTACGCAGGTTGATACTGGCACAGGTCTTACTGGTGGACCTATAACCAGTTCTGGCACGATTTCACTGGCTAATACGGCGGTTACTGCTGGCACCTACGGCACTGCAAGCCAAGTATCTCAGGTAACGGTAGACGCTCAAGGACGGATTACTAGCGCGTCCAATGTAGCTATTGCGATTGCTAATAGCGCGGTGTCTGGCCTTGGCACCATGTCTACGCAGAATGCCAATAATGTAAGTATTACTGGCGGTACAGAAAATGGTGTGACGTACACCAACGCAAATATATCTGGAACGACTGCATCAACAGCAACATTTGCAACAGCCAGCCTTCCTTTGGTCCCTGAAGGCTACATCACTATCAACATTAACGGGACGGCAAAAAAAATACCGTATTACGGAGTGTAAATGGAAGGCCAGATGCTATTTAACATTGTTGTCGGTCTAGCAGCCTTCTTTGGGGGCTGGACTCTGAACAGTATAAGTCGCACCTTGGAACGTCTTGATAATGACGTTAGAGACATGCCGCACATGTATGTCAACCGGGAAGACTACCGGACTGACATTGCTGAAATTAAAGGCATGTTGGGCAAGATATTTGACCGTCTTGAGAATAAGGCAGACAAACTGTGAACATGGACACGCTCTCAATGGTGGAATTCGGGAATAACGAGTCCCTTGGAGAGTTTTTGTTCGAAAACGGCTTGCAGCACCGCCTTTTCCAAGAAACATTGATGGATTTGGGCTTTTCAGTGCCGATTTACCCCATTATTGATGCTGAAACAAGCAACCTAGACGATTGGTTATTGGCTCATCAGGTCGAGCATCAGGCATTTGCTGGCCTCTTAGGACTCAATAATCCGTTCAATATGCTTGATGTTGACTTCAATAATGAGTCAGATTTTTACGATTGGTTGGCTAGTCATTTGTACATTCATGAGCAAATTGTGGCGCAGCTAGGACTTTAAATATGCTTCCCCCGCCCCAAAAAAAATTGATTTTTGCAGATAAGAAACTTTTAGGAATGTAGCGTAAGGATTACTTACTATGTCAGTCGGAATATCAATAAACCCTGCGGGTAAAAAAGCCTTAAAGGACAAAGTAAAGCAACAAGCTATTGTTAAGCAGGTTACTGCTGATATTCCGTCTGCGCCAGCACCGAAAACGTGGGCAGATGCTGCTAAAGCATACGCAAAACAGTATGGAGTAACACTTCCTAGCAACTTTGAGAATGTTGTCAAATATGCTTCTTATTCGCAGCCAACTACAAATCAAGAAAAAGCTTACATAGCAGCGGTAAAAGACCGCGTTCTTGATTTAAAAAATAAACCTGCTGATTTATATAAAGCGGCTTTGTATGGCGCTGGTAAAAATTATCAGTCAAATTACATTTTTAGAAATGACCGGTTAAGAAACAATCTGCTGGCAGCAGATAAGGCAATGATTGAATCTCTTGCTCCTGTCGCTCAAAAATACGGTGTTTCTGCTGCCGACATTAGTTCTCAATTAAGTTCTGGCGCTCAGGTATCTATAGATTTTTATAAAAATATGCCCCGCGAGTCAGGCGGCATAGATGCGCTTATTGGCACCGTGTTATCAGCGGGTGTTGGCGCAGCAACTGGTGGCCTTAGTTTGCCAGCGCAAATAGCGGCTCAGGCAACTGTATCTCTTTCTCAAGGCGCAAGCGTCCAAGACACCATTAAAAGTATTGGAGCTTCGCTTGCTGGCGGTCAGGTAGTTGATGCATTAAAAGGGGTTAGTTCTCAAATTGCCAATCCTTCACTAAAGGCTGCTTTTGAAGGGGCAGCAAAGTCTGCTACAACCGCAGCATTACTTGGTCAAGACGTTACTGCTGCGGCTTTAATTGGCGCTGGCGTAGCTGGCGGGACTGCTGCTGCTGAACAAGTCACTGAATCTGCTGGAACAGGTTTAAAAGCTCCGGGACAAGTAGCGGCTCCGTCTGCTGCTGGACAAGCTTCGTTAAGAACAGATGTTGCTGGAACTGCGCCCGAAATTGGAACAGGAACAGGTCTTTACGCAAGTCCATCTGCGTTACTTACTAAGCAACTTGCTCCTTATTCTACTCAAACAGGCGACGTTATTTCTGGTGGCGCTGGAACTGTTCAGCCTAGATACACTGGTGCAGCAGACATTATTACGCCTTCATCATTAACTCAATATTTGCCGGAATATCAAGCTCCAGAATCTACTAGCGGTAGCATGAAAAGAGGTTTGTCTGCTAGTGAAAAAGAGGCTTTAAGTGAGGCGTTAGGACTAGGCCTTGGCTCGTTGTTTCAAAAAGATACTGGCGGCACTCAGACAACGTATGCGGCAGGTGATACGCAAAGGACTACCGCATTGCCTGTTGGTCAATATTCGCCGGGTTCTCAGGCATTGGCTCAAGCTTTACGGATTGGTGATGTGGGTGCGCCTATATTTGGCACTGATAAAGACAAGGGTAAGAAATCAGGTTGGAATGTTGAGTCGCTCCGTTATATGGGCGACGTAGGAGAGGCGTAATGGCAAAGCAAATAGCACGACTGTTAAAGGCAGATATTCAAGAATCCAGCGATTTGAAGTCTATCGCTAGAATGCTTTCTAAGAAAGGCAGGGGTGGAGACACCATGCTGGCGCACATTACGCCTAAAGAGGCTAAGATTCTTAAGGAGGCCGGAGGTGCCGGAACAGTCAATCCTGACACCGGATTGTTAGAGTTCTACGATGGAAGTTTCAACATCGGAGACTATGGCTTTGATTACGGCGCTGATTACGCTAGACAGCAGCCTCAACAGCAGTCTTACGACTATATACCTCCTAGACAAGCAGCAGAAAGCCCATTTACTTTTGATGCTAGTGCCGCTCCAGTTGAATTAACTCCATCGGGAATTGACCCTACTCAATATTATTCAGAACAAGCTGCTGCCTATACACCATCTGCTGATTTTGCTCCGTATTTGCAAGCGGTTGGAGGAATGGCAGATATACCGCAAGATGTCGCTGCAACAGCAATGCGTACACCTACTGACATTTATATGGCAGGACAAGCTCCGGCAGGAATGGCTGCGGGTGGAGAAATAACGCCTACTCAGCCCGGATTGTCTCAGAGAGCAGGAGACATTTTAAAAGCAGTAAAGGAAGGCGGCGGTGATGTTTTAGATTTCTTAAAGAAAAACCCTGAATTAATTAAATTAGCTGGCGCTGGCGCTGGTGCTTTGGCTGGACGACAGCAAGCTCAACAAGCATCAAGACAAATTCAGCAAGCAGTGCAAGAGCAGAAACAAATTGGCAAACCGTACCAAGAAAGAGGACAAGAAATGCAGCGCGCCGCTTTGGCTGGTGAGCTTACCCCGCAATCTGCACAGGCTTATCAGGCTCTACGCGCACAGATGGCTCAAGGCATTGAGTCTAGGGGCGGTGTGGGTGTGGCTCAAGCGCAAGCGCAGTTAGAGTCCTTCCGGCAAAACTTGTTGCAAAACCAGTACAACTACGGTTTGCAAGTGGCTCAAATTGGCGACCAGTACGCAGTCGGCGCTATCAGAACAGGATTGCAGCTTGACCAGAACTTGCAAGCGGCAACGCAGCAGTTCTACACTAATCTCGCCGCTATTGCTGGCGGCATAGCTCCCGCAAGGACTCAACAATGATTGGCGATATTGGAAAAGCAACAGCACCATCAGGGGTTGGCGGCATTACTGATATGCAGCCAAGGATGCCTACTGAACAACGTGAGCGCGATATTGGCGGGAAGATGCGCGTCGAGCGTGAAAAGCTTGCTAAGGCTGATGCTGATATACAACAAGCTCAAATGGATGTTGAGGCCAGCATTATTGGTTCCAAAGCAAAATCACGGGAAGAACAAGCCGCATCCATTCGTGAAAAGGTTGATGAAACAAAACGCAAGCAAACTGAGTTTTCTGACCCTGAGTTTCACCCAACCGAGGAAAATGCTCAAAGTTTAGCCCAACTGTTTAGCCTTGTGGCTACATCTGGCTTGCTGCTTGGCTCGTCCGGAAAAATGTCTGCTATGAACTCCCTTGCCGCAATGAACGGAATGATGGAGGGATGGCGTTCTGGCCGTCAGGACTTGTACAAGCGCGAGGTAGACAAGTTCAACAAGGAAATAGAACGTCGCCGCCGTATTCGTGAGGATTTGCGTCAAGACCTGCAAGACTTTATTAAATTGTCAGCAATTGACCGTGAAGCAGCAGATTTGAAGCAAGAAGAAATCATTCGCAAATCCGGCACTTCCTCAATTATTGGTCAATACATGCTTAAGAGTCAGGCAGAGAATGCTTTGAAAACTCTTGAGGCTGACTTAAAGATTGAGCAAGACATTGCTAATCGTCAGCAAAAAGCAAGGCAAGAAGAACGGCAAATGCTTGCAGAGAAAAGAAGGATGGAGCATGAACGCCGTATGGCCGCATACGCTGAAGCTAGGTTACGTCTTGCTGAACAAAATAAAGCTAAAGGTATAGATGGTAAACCATTGCCAGAAAAACAAACATCTCAAATTTCCGGTTTAACTTCTCTTGCTAGAGATTTGAGACAGCTCGAAAAAGACTTTAAACCTGAATACGCAAGCCTTGGCGTGTTGGGTGTTGGTGCAGATTTGTCTTTGGAAGCAAAGCGCCGCCTTGGTGATGCTGAAGGCGCAAAAGCTGTTCAGTGGTGGTCTAAGTACAACCGTCTGCAAGCCCCGAACCGTCATGCACTGTTTGGCGCAACCCTGACCGGCAACGAATTGAAGAATTATCAATCGTTTACTGCCAAGACTTCGGATAGCCCAGATATTGTTCGTCAGATGTTGCTTGACCAAGCTGATTATTCAGACGCGACTGCTAATGAACGTGCGTTTTCTTTTGAGAGGTCTGGATATAAAGTTCCTGAAGTCAGGCCGACAGGATTTTTGGAAACTTATTCCGGTGGTCAACAGCAGGGCAAGCCAATGCCTTCTGGTGACAAATTAAAGGCATACGCAAATCAATATTTTGGTGGCGACGAAAGAAAAGCTAAAGATTACTTGTCAACGCAAGGGTATCAATAATGGCTGACATAAGCGACCTGCCAGTTCCTTCTCGCGGCCCAAGTAAATCAGATATTTCTGATTTGCCTCCCCCGCCAAAGCAGCCCTCTTTTGGCGAGAGGGCGCTTGAATTTATAGAACCTACTGTTGAAGCGGTAGGCGCTGGCGGTGGTGCGCTTTTAGGAACTCCGTTAGGCCCTGCGGGTGTAGTAGGTGGCGCTGGATTGGGCTACGGCATTAGCCGGGAAGCCATGCAGCTTGCTAGGGAAAAACTTGGGTATGTTCCACCAAGAACCAAAGAACAGCTTGTTACCGAACCAGCAAAAAGCGTATTGGCTGGCGCAACTATGGAAGCGGGTGGACAGCTTGCTGGACGCGCCATAGAAAAGCTCGCTCGCAGAGGCGCTGAATACGTTGGTGGCTTACGAGACTTTTTCCGTCCTGAAGTTCGTGCGGGGAAAATAGCCCGTGAAACTTTAGGTCAAGATTTGCCGAAAGCCAGAGAAATATTGTCAAAAGCAGTAGATGATGTGTCTGCTGCTCAAGTGTTGGCAACGATAGACCCGAAGACCGGCAAGCCTGTTTTGAATGCTCCCGCTGCTCAAGCATTGCTTCAAAGAGCATCTTCCCGTGACCCTCGTTTCTTCTCTAATTTGCTTGGAGAGCAAGAGGCCAAACGATTGCAGGATTTGCAAAGGGTTGCTGGTGGCGCAGACCAAACTGCTGCCAAAGCTGCGCGTGAGGAAATGAAGCGTTTGCTCAATGAGCGCCTAATTCCTGTTTTGGAAACCGAGCTTGGTGCGGCCAACATTGCAGGAAAGCTAAAGCCTAAATTTGAGGCAGAGGCTGCTCGAATGGGTGAGGCGGCAACTCAGAAAGTTGAGGATGTACGTCGGTTTACTGCTGCTGGCGAAAGAGCAATCAAGCAAGCCAAAGCAGACACTATGGGCCGTCCAACGCCTCCGCGCTACACCTACATGGGAGAGCTTGCCAAACGCGCTGAAGACGTTGCTACGCAGTCGGCAGAGGGTTCTTTGCGCTTTGGGGAGGCCAGAAGATTTGCAGAGGCAGCAAGTCAAAGTCTTGAGGCGCATGGCCTGAAGCCTCTGGAGTCTGGTCCTATTGTTGCGCGTATCAATCAGAAATTGCGCGACCCGGCAATGGCTGGCAACACAGACGTTGAGCGTTCTCTTAGCAAAGTTTCAACTGATATTCAGAAGTGGACGAACAATGGTGGCGTGATTGATGCGTTTGCTTTGGACAGCATTCGCAAAAACTCTGTAAATGCGGCCATCAAGGAACTTTACCCGACGGCTGATGCCAAGACTCAAAAAGCTCTTGCTGCTAGGGTTTTGGAGACAATTCGCCCTGTCATTATTGATGCCGTTGAAGAAGCTGGTGGTGCCGGATACAGAACGTATCTGAGAGATTACAGCTTGGGTATGCAGCGTATTGCTCAAAGCAAGCTAGGCGCTGAAGCCCTGAATATTTATCAGACCAACCCTGATGCGTTTGTGAAGTTTGTTGAAGGCAATGCGCCTGAAGTCGTTGAAAAGATATTTGGCGCAGGAAACTACAACCTTGCCAAAGAAATGAGTTTGAACGCGCAACAGGCATTGGGAAGGGTCGCTAGAGAAGTCCAGCGCGGGGAAGCCATCAAAGCACAAGCTACTGCCGGTGAAAAGCGTTTGGCTGAAATTCTGCGTGAACATGGCAGCAAGCTGAAGCTACCGCCATTTATTAGCGCAAAGATAACTACGACGAATGCTCTGCTGGACGTTCTTGAAAACAGGCTCAACAAGAAGACTTTAGCCGCTTTAACCGAGGGGGCTAAATCAGCGTCAAACTTTGAGAAGCTTTTGGATACTTTGCCAGCCGCAGAGCGCGGAGAGGTTTTGCGCGTACTGCGGGACCCCGCTACTTATCGCGGAATTCAAAAAGCCGCTGGTGCTGGTATTGCGGGCATCTCTAACCGTGACCAGCCCCTACCCCCGCCGTCTGGGATGGGCGGGATTAATGACATGAGTCCTAGACTTGGAGATTAAGCGTGGCTAAGAAATCAAAGGGGATAAATCCGGAGTTGGAGGCGGCAATCTCCAACACCTTGAAGGCCGTGATGAATGACAGCATGGCGAGCGTTACCGAGAAGATGAAGGTCATAGACCGGGCGCTGAAGCTAGAGGCCATCAAGCTGAAAATGTCGGACGATGAGTGGGGTTCCGGCTTTAGTCTTGATGAGGATGACGATAAGGATTAGACTTGAATCTCTTTAATTTAGGGGATAAATATGGACGGAATCCAAGTCGTTACTATTGCTTTGCGCGTCATCTCAGACCGCTTAATTACGATTTTGGCACTATTGACTTCATTCGGTCTAGGGTGCTGGACAATGTGGGACCCGAAATGGGAGCGAGTATCGACCCTAGCGATATTCGTATTATTCAGTTACCTGTTAGTAAGAGTGAAAGAAAGGAATAGCGATGCGCGACCCGAAAGACCTTCAATACAAGAGTAATGTTCCCGGCGCAGAGGAACTGAACTGGAGTCAGAAGTATGCCAAGGCTGTCCGTCCTCAGAAACCTTCTGATGCGACTGAGAGCAAGCAGAAGTGGCAACCCGGTCAGGTTCCGATGGGCGGTTATCGGTCAATTTTCTGCTTTGAGGAAGGCAATTATTCTTCTAAAGTTGCTAAGACCTCTGGCGGTGGCAAAAAGGTGTACTAATGGCTAAAGTTTGCAGTAAATGTGAAGAAACTAAAGATGAATCTGAATTTTTTAAAGATTCTAGGAAAGCTGATGGTTTTCACATTTACTGCAAATCTTGTGATTACGATAGAAAACAAAAATACAGGCGATTATCTTTTGAAGATAGATTGAAAAAGAAAATAATTGCCGCGCAAAAAAAGAAACAAAAAGCAAAAGAATACCGCACAGAAAATAGAGATTCTTGTATTGCTGCAACAAAATCTTGGCACGAAAGAAACAAAGAGTATTGCAAATTACGCGATAAAGAATATCGAGTTAAAAACAAAGACAAAATAGCTGCTTCTGCAAGTGCTAGACGAGCAAAAGTTAAGGGCGCAAGCATAAATTTGAGCAAGCCCTATAAAGCAGAAATAGATGGTCTGTATTTATTTGCAAAGTTGTTTGGTGGACATGTTGACCATATTGTTCCGCTAAACAATAAAATTGTGTGTGGACTTCATGTTCCTTGGAATATGCAAGTCATTTCGCCAACTGAGAATATGTCTAAACAGGGTAAATTTGATATTTCAAAGTATCCAGAACAAGGCATGGTTGCTTTTGGCTAAGGAGATATATCATAGCTAATAACATTGCATTTCAGCCAATGGGCAAGACGTACAAGATTTCTGCGCCCTCGGCAAACACGGCTGTCACGATTGCAATCACTGCTGACAGCCCCTGTAATCAGTATTACTTCTCAAACCATGAAGCTGCTGGTAAGGGTGCGTATGTTCGCATTAGCGAATCCAATGTCGCGGCTGTTTTGCCTGATGCTACGGGGCAATACACGATGCTAGTCCCGCCAAGCACTCGCGTTATCTTTACTGGCGTTCAATGTAGCCCCACTAAGACGGTGTATGTGTCCCTGATTGGGGAAAACAACAACTCTGAAGTGTATGTGACTCCGGGAGAAGGACTATGAAGGATTACATTCTTGACCGAGCAAAGGAACCGTCTACATGGCGCGGTTTTATCCTGTTTCTGACTGCTGTTGGCGTACCTATTGCGCCTGAGCTTCAGACCGCTATTGTGTCTGCTGGCCTTGGCATTGCTGGCCTGATTGGTGTTGTGACCAAGGGATGATAAACAGCCGTAATCTGGATGACTTGCTGCCACAGGTGGCAAGCCGTGTCAGGGCGTTTATAAAGGCTGCTGACGAGGCTGGCATCGATTTGTTAGTCACCAGCACCTACAGAGACAATGAAAGCCAGAATGCCTTATACGCGCAGGGAAGAACTGCGCCGGGGAAGATTGTCACCAATGCAAAGGCTGGTCAATCTTTTCATAATTTCCGGTGTGCTGTTGATGTTGTTCCTATTGTCGCTGGCAAACCCCGGTGGGATGTTAAAGACGAGGTTTGGCAGAAGATTGGCGCACTTGGGAAAGCACAAGGTTTAGAGTGGGCAGGGGATTGGAAGCGGTTTAGGGAATATCCGCACTTTCAGTACACGGGCGGTTTGACCCTAGCGCAATTACAGCAGGGGAAGACCATTGTCTAAGAACGTAAATCTTTCTGTCGGCAGAGGCGAGAAGCTGTCAGTCAAGGCTGGCGGCGGTCTTACCGCTAAAGGCCGCAAGAAGTACAACCGGGCAACCGGCAGTAAGTTGAAAGCCCCGACCAAATCAGGCCCACGGCACAAGTCTTTCTGCGCCCGGTCTAAGAACTGGAAGGGACCTAGAGGCAAGGCCGCTAGACGGCGTTGGGGGTGCAGATGAGTGACGGTCTATACGCGAATATCCATGCTAAGCGTGAGCGCATCAAGCGCGGTTCTGGCGAACGTATGAGGACTCCCGGCAGCAAGGGTGCGCCGACAGACGCAGCATTTAGGAAGTCAGCTAAGACGGCTCGAAAAGGCCGACGGTAATTCAACTTAGGGGATAAATCATGGCTCATCCACAGCAGATGGCGTTCGTCGCCCATCTCAAAGACCGCTTTCCGCAATACTTCAAAGCCCAAAAAGTCCTAGAAGTGGGCAGCTTGAATCTCAACGGCACTATCCGCAGTTTCTTCGAGCAGTGCATGTACTTAGGGGTGGACGTAGGTCCCGGACCCGGCGTTGACATGGTTGCCAAGGGCGAGGACTTGACGTTTGACGCTGGTCAATTTGACGTTGTTTGCAGTACCGAGTGCTTTGAACATGCGCCCCGGTGGGCTGACATATTCAACAACATGACAAGGATGAGCAAGGGGCTAGTGTTCTTCACCTGTGCTACAACCGGACGGCCTGAACACGGAACCAAACGCAGCAACCCTTGGGATTCCCCGCACACTGCTGGCGACTACTACATGAATGTCACCGAGGCTGATGTACGGGAAAAGTGCGATTTAAGCCAGTTTGAAGACTTTGGCTTCCAAGTCGATGATGAGGCGCATGACCTGTATTTCTGGGGAATTAAATCTGGCTCCCTTCCCCCCAAGGAAAACTGATTGTTGCAGCGCAACATAGAATCAGTCCATATCAGCCATTAAGTACCATTCTGTGATGTAGTCCTTCAGGGCGGTCAGACCTACCCCTGTAAGGACACATCCTTCAGCGGTTACGCGCCAGAAGCGGTTGACAGACATTTTGCCGTCTTCTGTGTAGCCGTTGATGATGAGGACAGTGAAGCCGGGAACGGCTGAAAGGGCTTTTAAGAGGATTTCTTGCCCCTTGCTGATACTTTCCCCTTCCCGCTTCCATTCGCCGACCAGAAAGCTTCCTTTGCGCTCGTAGACCATATCCAGATTAGACGGGACTACCTTGCCGAGCAGCCCCGTCAGTTCTGTGAAGTCTATGTGAGGTGCGTCCCGGTTCCTCATGGCTGTTTCAGCAGCCGCCCTTCAAACGCATAGGTCCCGATGTGGGACAACTCGACCCAAGGCGCTGCCCATACCGAGAAACCGTTATTTCTGGCTTTCTTGCAAAAGTCATAATCCTCGGAAAGCAGGATTTTGGTGTCTTCCTCAATCTGAGTTGCAAAGAACTCATGGATAGTTTCCCCGTTGCTAGGATTGTTCACATCCAGCACGTTATTGAGGTAATACGGCACTTTGCCAATCAGTCCGGTCAGGACTTCCCGCTTAATCAGCATGAACCCTGTGCCGCCATTCCAAATTTCAACCGGTTGGTTAATAGGCACTGTCACTTCCGGCGCATAGTCCTTCAGATTGACTACAAAAGCCCCGGTGTGATGCCTTAGCTGGTCATCAGGTGCGCCAGCCTCTATGGCCTTCCTGACGCTGCCCCAATGAATTTCTTTTTTCGGGTAGATACCGCAAATAATGTCTTTGTCGGCTTCCAGCATCGGGAAAATGTCTTCAGGCCGAAACATAATGTCGGCATCAATGAACATCAGATGGGTGGCCTCAGACTTCAGAAAGTTGGCTGTCAGGAGGTTCCTAGCTCGCTGTATGAGCGACTCATTGAATAGCATAGAGAACGACAGATTCAACCCTGCGTCCTTACACATTGTCTGGAGCTTCAGGCATGACTGCATGTAAAAGCCGTAGCAGAGTCCCCCGTAGCATGGAGTTGCGACAAATATATGTTTTTGCATTGTTATCCCTTTGAATTAGTGGGCTGACCGAAACCTTGCCCAAGGGTTCCTAACCTGCGCTCAAGGGCGCTCACCTTCGGTCTGGTGGGGGTCCGGCAATTCCTCAATCACAACGTGCAATAGACCGCCTTTTAATGGCTCTCCTCGAATCATTTCAAGGTGGTCTACTTGGAAATCGTCATTGAACACCCCGGCATGTTCCAAAGCGTCCAGAACAGCCTTTATGCGGTTATCAATGTCGGTTTTGCGTTTATCCCGTGGGCGCAAAATCATTGTGATTCTCAATTTGCTATCCCCAAATTTAGGAATGTTCTTGTCAATAATGATGTTTTGTACGTCTTCCCTAAATGCCCTGCCAGCCTTTGATAACACGGTGCGACCTCTGAAGTTGCGCCACATCGTATTCATCGATGGCGGGAAGGGCAAATCGATAGAAGCTCGCATCAAAAGGGTACGTCCCCTGCCATACGCGCTTTAGGACTTATATCTTTCGGATATTGAGCGTCCTTCTGCTTGTTAGCCCAATCAGGGTCATTGATGGACAGGCTGAAGTATTCGCCATACTCGGACTCTCTGCGCCATACGCCAAAAGTGATGATTTCACCCTTATGGCACATTTCACCTAAGAAATCAGGTTTCTTGTCGCCTTCAGTCTTTTTCCAGTTTTTCTTAATACGGCCTTTGCCCTCAATCGGGACGTAACTTGATTTCTTGGTTTCCATTGGCTTACTTTCAGGTTGTTTAAGTTTAGGTAAGAATGCCGCAAAAGGCTGCGGCTGGCCGTGTCGGAAGTTACTCAATAGCGTCTTCCAAGTCTTCAAAGGTGTCTACGCCCTGTTTAGCGGCTATTAGACGCGTTCTAGTAACGGCATCCATGCGTTTGACTGTTTCAGCATTAGCAGCTTCCCAATCTCTCGATTTCTGCTTCTTCTCGTCAGGCTTCAATTTTCCGCTGTTTTGGATAGCAGAAAGCATATCGGCGTAGCGGTCAATGTAGTCTTGCCAGTCATTACAGTTAGCGTAGACAGAGCCGTCAGGCAGGAAAAGCTGATATTCCGTTACCGGTTCTTCAATAACGATTTCCGCTTCGCCCATATCCTTGACCGTCGGGCTAGGAGTCTTGAACGTTTCGACTTCTTCAGGCGTGTAAAGACCTGTGACGCATCCCGGATAGACTGTTCTAACCCCTTCTGAGATACATCTGGCGCGGAGCATAGCTCTGGCGTAATTCTTCCAGTTGTCCTTGCCCGTAAGGCCGATTTTTCTAGCCATCTCGAATGTCCAAGTGACAGTAACACTCCCGCCGCTAGGGTGAGAAAAATTACCAGATACCCTTTCATCACTGTATTCCTCCCATTTCACTGAACCACCAGCAGCTTGAAACCGGGCAAGCATTGCGTCAGCTTTCAATGCAGGACGGCCTTGTATGACATGAAAATCACGCATAGCAATAGCAGGATGCAAGTTTTCAGCTTGGCAAAGGAGCATGATAGCCATTGCTTCATCAGGAGACTTAAATCCGAACATCTTGGACTTGGCTGCAACTTCAGCCATCTCTTTAATGTCATTCAAAGGTACAAGTGCTGTCATTATTCGTCCCTCGCTTTCAGCATAGCATCAGCATATCTGTAGCATTCCTTTGCTGATTCTTCTGCATTTACCCAATTCATTTTTTCCATTGCCTTAGCAGCAAAGTAGTCACGCAAGGTCATGCCATCTTCCTGACGGCCTCTTTGTGGATTGTGTCCAGACGGAAAAGCGTAAATAGTCATCATTCCCCCCAATAAGAAGCAGGTTTAACTTCCAGAACAAACCCTTCTTCATCAGGGTCACCGCCAACACTCAGGATATGGTGTCGTTTGCCATTAATCATGACAAGTACCGGTGCATCAGGATTGACAAATTCACTTTTATCATCGGCATTCATATACTTTTCCATGCCATCCATAAAGGAATCGCAAACGTGAGCAGCACTAAGTTTCAATAACGTAATTCCCATATATCCCCCATCATTTGAGCAAGAAACGTCTAACGCCCGGAGTTTCAGTCATAAATTTTTCATAAAGGTCTGGCATCTGTGCTTGGAATAACTTTGCATCGAACTTCTTGCTTGGTTTTGTGTTTTTCCAAGTAGCCAGTACACGGCCATCAAAGGAAGTCAGTTCAGAACACCACTGCATATGTGACTGTAATGCAGTCAATAGCTGTTCTTCCTTTTCCTCAAGGGCTTTAATCTGTTCTTTAATATATTTGAGTGCTTCAGCAGCTTTTTCGATAGGTTGAGGTGCAACAATGGAGGTACCTGAGTCTTTAGCGTATATAAGTTTTGTCTGCTCTGTGCTCTCTGGCTCAAGTGGCTGTTTAGTTTGAACTGCTGCCCAAAAACGTGCCATGTCCTTAATAAGACTTTCCTTTTGGGCTTCCGTGATGTTGAATTCAAAAGTTTCAAAGTTCTGGCCGCCAAAGAGAACCGCAAGAACAATCCGTTCGACGTTATGACACGCTGCCTCATGTATAAGTTGCGCCATGTCTGCCGGAGGAATAATGCCCGACTCTGCGTCAAACTTATTACGAACATTCGCGTTGTAGTTTTTAGCTTCAACCAATGTTTTGCCGTCCGCAGATATGAAATCGAAATGACTTTTAAGCCAAGTCTCTTTAGGGTGCGTGAGCGCATAATCAGCATCCTTTAATTCAATCTTCAGCTTATCTTGAGCAAGTCTGCCAATTACAGGCTGCATGACATGTCCCATCTGTACAGCTTCAACTTGTGACAAGTCTGGTCGCTCCTTTAGGCCTAGTTTCTCAAGAACCGCGTCATTGCCGCGTCCATTAGCTGCTTTCCTAGAGTCACCCGACCACCAAGCAGAGTTTCGGACTTCAGGTGCGAAGTCAGATTGTGCGTTAGCCATATTTATCCCCTTTCAATTACTTTGATGGCTTTAATCAGTGCGTCAATGATGGTTGATTGACGGTCTATTTCTGCTTCCAGCATAGATATCTGGTCACGCATTTGTTCTTTTTCTTTATCAACCCATCCCGGAGGACTAAGTAAAGTATCTAGGCTTATGGTTTCTATGCCTTTCAGAGTATCGGTTTGGATGCTCATTTTGAGTTCCTTTCAAGGTTAGGAAATTGTGGTGCAGGGAAAAGGTCAGCAAGGTCATAAATGACAGCTTCCTGCGGTTCAAACAGGAGTCCTTCAGGTTTGCAGGCAGAGGAAACCAGCCGCATCATGGCTGCGTATTCTTCCTTTTGTTTGCCGGTAACTAGGTCAAGGCCGATAGATGGATGCTGGCACATCCGGCCTTTCAGGTGTTTGCAGTCAACACAGAATTTTGGTTGATTCATGTTTTACCCCTTTATTTAAGTTAGGAATATATGTATTAGAAAGGTTATATAGTATTAAGTCAAGATATTTAGTATCAAAAACCCCCTATGCTTGATGGTGAGCGAAACTCAGCCATCCTCAGACGGTTGACCGAGTTCCTTTAATGCTCGACGGAGCCGCGCATACTCGCCAGCCTTTCGCTCAAGGGTGCTGGCTTCGCCGCCCTTGCCGGTGTCTCAGAGCTTCCCCACAGTACCGGCTGTCCCCTGTTCCCTGCGGTTGAGTCCCCCACGAAACAGGCGGTCTAAACGCAAAAAAGCCCACAAGTTTTGGCTCTCGCGTGTGTCGGCACGTCCCCGAAGGGTAGAGAACCAAAGCTTATGGGCTTTAGTTTTTATCCATGCCGACACATAGACAAGCCGAATGTAATCTATCTAATCATCCGGTGTCAACAGTAACCAGCAAACGTAAGCAGCACCAGCAAGTAACAGTAAGCCAGCCCCCATCAAAACCCCCGCAGTAAGAATAGTAAATATGGCAACTGTCGCTGTAGTCATGAGTTCTCTTTCTTCAGCTTGGCTTCCGCAAATTTCATTGCAAAAATCTGCTGCGTTGTTAGCCCGATAAAATCATCATCCGTCAGACCTTGCCACTCCCTACGGTCGTGCGCCGTACCGGCACATTCGCGCTGTGGTGGGGCGGAACCCTTATGCTTTAACGGTTCAAATGTTGAGTTAATTACTTTGGCAAGCCTGTCAACAAACGCAGCAACATCGCCATCAGCAATGAAGTAACCGCCGTTTATTTCGTGATGGTCTGCAACAATATTGAAAATTGCCCGTGTCATAAACGTAAGTGTGTTGCCAACCGGCTCCTGCTCAGGCTGCTCTGGCTGCGCTAGTGCTGCGCGGGTGTTCCACTCGGCAATCGCATCTGCGGCGGCTTGCTTAATCCATAAGTCAGTTGTTCCTTGACCAACTGTTTGTCTGCGAACTTCTGAACCTTGCGCACCGCAGGTCATGCACTCCGCAACATGCCATCGGAAACTAGAACCTTCGTGAGTCGATATGTCCTTACCCCCACAAAACGGGCAAGGTAGCGCCATCTGCGCCGCTTCTCGTAGGTCAGTCATGTCTCCCCCTTTTTAGCTGCTTCCTCAGCCCGAATCTCAGCTAATGGCCGCCAACCGAACCGTCGCCATGTGCGCGTGACATCGGTTTGCGTACTAGGAACCCATTCACGGCCGTCCAGAAGCGATTCAGATGGTTTTACATAGGCCCCGGACACTTCGATATGGGACAGCCTTTCCGGCGGCTGAAAAGGCCGGAAATTCAAATCACGGGTTTCCTGCTCGCGGATAATCGATTGTTTAAGTTTTCCCATTTTCTTCCTCCCTTATTTGGTCAAGCAATGCGCGTAAGCGGCCTTCAAAATCGCTAGATTTAACAGGCCAGATAAGTTGCTTTTGGTCAATGGTCAAATCTTTGCCGTACATTGATGCCTTAACGAGCGCGGGGGTCATCGCCGTATATTGCTTAGGATTCGGCTGGTCAGGGCAAATCGTGATTTTGTAAGGTAATTCAGCCATTATTTGTTTCCTCCCCATGCGCGTAGCCATAATGCTTCATTGATAATACTGGCACCAAGCGCGAGTAGCTCAATGCCAGAATAGGTATCGAAATGTATGTGCCCATAACCGGGACTTACAAACTTGTTTTTATCTTGATAATGCGGCAAATACACAATGCCATTGAATTTCAGGCATTGCTGCGGTAATAGTTCTGCCCTTGAATTGTCCATTGAATATATACCCCCCTAGAATCGATTAAAACGGCCTACAAGGCGATTAAATAGGGTTGCCAATACCAAGACAACCCTATGAGTGGAAAACGGCTCAGAATCCCTTTTTTCTGAGTGCTAGATAATGGAGCTTGATGACTGTTTTGCTCATGAACGGATTAGGGTTTTGTGCTGACTTCAAAATCCAATCGGATGATTGATTCATTAAAGCAACAAATATTTGTCTCTTTTTCATGGTTATCCCCTAAAGTTAAAAGGAAAGCAAAAAGTAAAGAAATGCCCAAAGGATGATGAAGCCAGCTATACCGCCAATGAATTCGAGTATGGTTTGCATCATGCCTCCGAATAATCTGCTAACAGATTGTTGGCTATTTCATACCAGTTAACGTCATTCAGGAAAGCAAGGGCATAGTCACGGCAAAGGTTTTGTTCTGAAACCGGTTCAGTGATTATGTTTTCTGCAAATTCCTGCAAGTCTTTGGCAAGTTCAATCGGTTCAGGCGTTTTGCCGCCGGTGAAATAGGAAACGTCGAAACCGTCAAATATCTCAAGATTGACGCGCCATGTAGCGTAGTTAGTCCAGCCGTTATAGGTAGTGTTTGACATGGTAATACCTTTGAAAGTTAGGAAAGCCGGATACGCTCCGGCAAGCGGTTTGATTAAGCGGCAATAAAGTTAGCGCAACGGTCACGGCGGCGAGAATCAAAGCCTTGCGGCTTGCGCTGCCCCTTCCAAAGCAGTACGTCAATGCTGAAGCCTTTGCCGCTTTCAAATTGGCGGCTTTCAATCAATTCAGCGTGAATTGCCTTCATGCGGTTAATCGCAGCGTCAAGCGTTCCTTCAAAGTCCTCGCGGTGAACCGTTGACATAGGATAAGTAGTGACAAAGCCTTCCATTGCACCACGCTCCGAAGGACTTGCATGAATGGTGAATTTGTACTGTTTCATTGTTTACCCCTGTTTAGTTTAGGAAAAATACAGAGTTATTTATCTCTGTGTAGATAGAGTATAGAGCATAGAATGATTATTGGAAGTGTTAAGTCTAATTGTATTTTTTAATTAAATACAATCTATTCATAGTCTACTTATTTATAAATAAGTATAATAAGTAATGTGTATACTTATTTATATAATAAGACACTACCCACTTGTCACTTGGGAAACATTGGTGACTGTTAACTCTCTGCCCTCGGACGATTTAACAATTTACATATGGGCAACAGTCATGACATGCAAAACCATCCCTCACTTCCCCTTCGATGAGCACCAGCTGGCATAGCCTGGTCAATCTGGGCATGGCCTGAGCATTACAATTGTTGCATCATGTCAGGCTGGCAACTGCATTGGACTTGAGGGGCTGTGGGTGCGCGCCCCATTCCGATTCCCCCCATATTTTTTTTTAGGGTTGCTACATTGTTTTTTTCCTGTGAAATAGTATATTTATTCTCCAAGGAGGGAATGGATATGAAGGACTGTACGCAGTGCGGGAAAAAGAAGGAGTTGTCTGAGTTCAGCGTTAATCGCGCGAAGGAGGACGGGCTAAACAATTGGTGCAGGGCTTGTATGTCGGATTACCAGAAGGCTCGGCGGGTGAGGGCTAATGCCAGCCGCCCTGAAGGCTGGAAGCAGAAGACGAAGGACAAGTCGTCCTACATGAAAGCTTGGACTGAAGCCCATCCGGGGGCCATGACGGCTTACAAGAAAGCTTGGTGGGATAAGCACAGGGACAGGCTTTTGGTTAAGGAGAAGGTCAGGTATGCCATCCGTACTGGCAAGCTGGTTAAGCAGCCTTGCTGGACTTGCGGCGAAGAAAAGGTCGAGGCGCACCATCCTGACTACGACAAGCCATTAGATGTCATTTGGCTATGCCGAAAACATCATCTGGAAATTCACAAGAAGCTGGTGTAATCTGGTGTTGATTTCTTTGTGAATCTCCTTCTCTAGCACCAGCTCTAGGTTTCAATCCTGTGGCCTAGAGCTTTTAGGACTCCCTCTTGTGGAGTCCTTTTTTTTCGCCTATAGTGTGTACATTAGTTATGAGGGATAGATATGATTAATGTTGGATTAGATAAGGATGTACCGGTACCGGAGCCGAGGAAGCGTTATCCGTACCGTGAGATGGAGGTTGGGGACTCGTTCTTTGTCCCCGCTGGTGGCATCCAGAACATCTGTAATCAGAACTACAGGACGGGTAAGAAGTTGGGTAGGTCATTTATTGCTCGCAAAGAGGATGGTGGAGTCAGGGTGTGGAGAGTTTCTTAACTAGGAGGGGATATGCCAGCTAAAGCTAAGTACACGAGAGAGGGAGCTAATCGTTTGTTTGACCATCTGCTTAGGACTTACAAGGTCAAGAACGATAGTGCGTTAGCGAAGGATTTAGGGGTGTTGCCGCCTGTCATTTCAAAGATTAGGTCCGGCCATGCCGGGATGGGTGACAGCATCTTGCTATCTGTCCATGAGGTATTTGAGATGCCGATTAAAGATATTAAGGAAATGCTAAATGGACATGAAGTGGTTTGAGAACAGCCTCTTTGTTGATGTGATGGACCAGTACCTTATCTGGCGGCTTAATGACTTGATTGAGTATGACTTGGACCCCAAGGTAAGACGGGCTTGCTTTACCTTGAAGGCTTATTTGGAAGCACCAACTGAGGAAAATGATGAACAAGAAAGATAAAGAAGCTTATCTGGCTTGGGCTGAGGCTTATTTCCTTATGTCACAAGAACCTGATATGCCTGAATGGGCGGTAGCAGATGGCACTTTTGAACGATTGATGTGGGAAGCCCTATTTAAATGGGCAGGATGGAGTGATAAATAATGACTGAAGTAATCCAAACAATGATGCCTCTGGCTATGGAGGACGTTAAGAAGGCTTACATGGAGCGTGTCTACGCTATGACCCATGCCGAGCTATTCCATGAGCTGATGCGCGTTCATACCGAGTCTGCAAAGCTCTTGCAGGAAGCTCACGCTGAGAACGAGCGCCTGAAGGACAGTCTTGACCGACTCCAGCCAAACTGACAAGTACGCACAGGAGCTTCTATTGTCTCGGACTATCCTGAAGGCCGAGATGGAGAAGGCTTTGCTTGCTTATAAGCCTGAAGATAAACGTGAGCTAGTTGCGCGCTGGAAAAAGGAATATTCTGCATCCCTTGCGGCAGAGCTTCTGAGAGTCGCTAAAGACCCGGAAGCCAGATACAGAATTGCTAATTGGAACCTGAAGTCATTTGACGAACAAAGGCGCAAAAGCCGATGAAGTTTAACTTGAAGCAGTTTTATCACTTTTGCTCTCAGTTGAAGATTGAGACAAAAGAACAGGGCTTGCGCAAGATGGACAAGCTTTTGGGGACTCAGACGTATGTCATGGACCAGATTGCTGACGGTCTGGCTAACGACATACATTTCTTTGTCATTTTGAAAGGGCGGCAGCTTGGCATTACAACCATCTCCCTTGCCCTCGACCTCTACTGGCATTTTATACACAATGGACTACAGGGGACTCTTACCACAGACACCGAGGAAAACCGAGACATGTTCCGAAGCACCCTCGGAATGTATATGGAAGGTCTGCCTAAAGAATACCGTATTCCCTTGGTCGCTCACAACCGTAACCAGCTTTCGCTCAAGAACCGAAGCCGCCTCTTTTATCAAGTCGCAGGGCTTAGAGCAAAAGGCAGTCTTGGTCGCGGAAAAGCCATTACATTCCTACACGGTACTGAAACGTCGTCTTGGGGCGACGAAGAAGGGCTTGCCTCCCTTCTTGCTTCCCTAGCTCAGACCAACCCCAACCGCCTCTACATCTTTGAATCCACCGCCCGTGGCTTCAACATGTTCCACGACATGTACGTTACTGCCAAACGGGCTTTGAACCAAAGAGCAATTTTCTGCGGCTGGTGGCGCAATGAGTTCTACTCTGCCGCCCCTGACTCCAATATTTACAAAGTCTATTGGGACGGAAAGCTAACCCCGGAGGAGAAGGAGTGGACGCGGGATATTAAGAAGCTCTACGACTTTGAGATTAATTCCAGACAGCTTGCTTGGTGGCGCTGGATGATGGAAGAAGGCATCAAGGATGATTCCCTGATGTATCAAGAATTCCCGCCAACAGAGGACTATGCCTTTGTGATGACGGGGACTAGCTTTTTCTCTAACGCCCGTTGTACGGACGCTATGAAGCTGGCTAAGAACATTGACTACGACTGCTATCGGTATGTGATGGGCGTGAACTTCCAAGACACGGAAGTCAAGAAGTCAACGGAGAAGATGGCAACACTAAAGATTTGGGAGGAACCGGTTGATACAGCTTATTACGTTATTGGTGCAGACCCTGCTTATGGTAGCTCTGATTGGGCTGATAGGTTCTGTATTCAGGTCTTCCGTTGTTATGCCGATGGAATGGAGCAGGTTGCTGAATTTGCTACGCCGGAAATGAATACCTACCAGTTTGCGTGGGTTATCTCTCACCTTGCTGGCGCTTACAAGAACTCAACCCTTAACCTCGAAGTCAATGGTCCGGGGCAGGCCGTCATTAACGAACTCAATAACCTGAAGCGTCAGGCTGTCTCCCTTGGCGGCAAGATTTCTAAAGACTTGCTAGATGTGCTTGGTTCCATGCAGAACTACATCTGGCGGCGTAACGACAGCATGGGGGGTCTTTCTAGCTCTATTGGCTTTCTGACTACTTCAGCGACTAAAGAACGCATGATGAATTACATGAAAGACTTGTTCGAACGCGGGATGTTAGCTATTTATTCCGAAGACACTATTGACGAGATGAAAACGATTGTCCGTGACGGCGGCAGCATTGAAGCATCAGGCCGTAACAAGGATGACCGGGTTATTGCAACCGCTTTGGCTTGCGTTGCTTTCTCGGAACAGGTGCAGCCTAAGCTGATTGCGATGAAGTACACCAGAGATATAGCCAGAGCGCAGGACGAGAAGACAGCAGAGCAAGTCGCTGTCGGCAGAAGTGTGGCTTCTTACTTGAAAGCGATTGGCGTATATGGTGCATGACCAACTGACAATAGTCTCTGCTTATGGGCATGGGGACGGCGCAGTAACTATTCCGTCTATTTCCAAAAGCATGAAAGAACTCCCCGGCTCACGGGGATTACTTTTGTCTATTGAGAAGCCGAAGAACTTGCCAGAGCATATTGAGTGGCGACGCATCTACCCGCTGGACTACCGGGGCTACTCAACATTCATGATGCACTGCTTGTATGCCTTTATCGACACAGAGTTTTGTCTGGTCGTGCAGGACGATGGATGGGTATTGGATGGCAACAACTTTAAAGAAGACTATTACAACTATGATTATATTGGTGGCATTACTCATGCTGGTCTGGTGGGCGACACACTGCATCTAGGCTTTACTTGGGTAGACAAGCCAAACCCTACGCTGGTTTTAAATGGCGGCTTTTCCTTGCGTAGCCGCCGTTTTTTGGAAGCGCCAAACAAATATGGCGTGGCGCAGATGTTCTCGCCAGAGATTCATGTTTGGAATGAAGACATACAACTGTCTTGCTTGCGCCGTCATCTGTTTGAGGAACTAGGATTTAATTATCCGAGCAATGAAGTTGCTAAACACTTCTCAATGGAGCATATCGCCCCGATATTCCATGATGACTTGGACTTCTCAAAGCTCTTAGGCCATCACTCAACGAGCAGGAAGTTAATCAAAGAGAACGAGATACTGATTGCCAAAGGCATTGAGGTGTCTTACCGGGAAACCGAGTTCTTAGAATTCTTGCAATCAAAGGGATACATACTCAACTATGTTGCAAAAGGTTCATACCAAGCGTGAACTGTTTTCCATTATGAAACGGTTCATTAAAAACAAGGACCGTGGCATTTCGATGGATTTGTTTGCCTCCGCTGCTGGCCTAAACAAGTACACCATCCTTGATGTGTTTGTTTATGGGCGGGAACCACTGACCAAGAACGTCCAGCGCCGGGTGTCAAAGGCTTATCAGGCGTGGATGAACGGGGAAATAGCCATTATGCAGAATCGGGACAGGACAAAGTTCATTGAATACCGCCGGGAACCCAAGCCTCGCATCATTCCGACTACCGGATTGCAGATGGTTAATGGGCAGATAAGGATTAGTGTAGGTATGAAGAATATGGATGATTATTCTAGGCAACCGTTATTGAAAGGGGATGAAGATGCCGGTATTGCATGACTATAAATGCCCTCGGCACGGCTATTTTGAGTCCATGAAGGCCAAATGTCCGATGAAAGACTGCCATGAGGAGGTCTTTGTCGTGTATTTGCAGCCTCCGGGGCTAATGTCGGACAAAACCAAGAAGAATGACCGCACTGTTAAGCAATTAGCAATGGATTTTGATATGACGAACATCAAATCCACGAAAGAGGGCGAAAATCAGGCCGGATACTTCACCCGCAAGAACAAAATGTCTAAAAAGCAGCTTGAGGAGGAGAAAAAGGCCGTTGACGAGAAAAACCTCATCGAACAGCGCAAGAGTGGCGTTATTTGGGGTGGTGACAGCCGTTATTCTCTTGGCAACGTGGTCAAAGGTGGGGCAGTGCGTTCGGTGATGGGGGAGTCGGTCGGATTTAACCCCAAGGATGCCGGGAACTTGACAGGACCTAGGACAGCGAGTTATACAGCAGACCATGAAAACTTAAAAATTAAGTAAATGCGGATACCTAACGGCGAAGTCGAACGGGAGATTTTCTACCGTGACCTTATCGAGAAGTGCATGGTATCCCTGCCAGAGCGCAAGGGGGATTACGCTACCCTGCGCTCTTGGTTCTTGTTTGGTTCAGGACCAGACGAGCAACCTGCACTATTTAACAAGATTTACCCGCATATCGACCAACTCACCTCTTTCCTCTATTCCGCAGAAACAACGCGCTTCTCTTTAAGCCTTGGCGCTGCGGTTCCTGACCAAGAACACATCAAGGTCCCTCGCCTGACTCAAGCACTCAACGATGAGTGGCTTAATTCCAATGCAGACCAAGTATTCAGTTCTGCACTGACATGGGCGCTGGTTTTCAATACAACGTATGTAAAGCTGGTTGTCCAAAACGGTATTCATCCGTACATGGTCGAACCAAGCTCAATCGGTGTGTTGAGAGAAGATGTTTCTTACACAGACAGGCAAGAGGCGATAGTCCAAACCTATTACATCACCAAATCTGATTTGTACAATCGTTTGTACAGTCATCCTAAGCGTGAGTCGATAGTCAAGCGCATCACAACGAATGTTCACACCAAGACTGACGATATTCCTGAAGGTCTTGACCGCATCATCACTTCCCAAGTCAACCCCACCATTTACGGTAACGTCAACCTAGACCTGTACGGTATGAACCGCTACAAGGCGCGAGTTGCTGAAGATACCGTCAAGATGTATGAGCTTTGGGTCTGGAATGATGACATTCAGGATTATCAGGTTGTCACGATGGCTGAACCGGACATATTCATTTATGACCGTCCCGGCGCATCCGTCTTCTTGCGCGGTGAACTCCCGTTTGTCCAGATTTGCCCGAATCCTCAGTTTGATTACTACTGGGGGCAATCGGAAGTGCAGCGTCTGCTTCTGCTGCAAGGTCTGCGTAATACACGCATGACAGAAATTCTTGATTTGCTATCTAAGCAAGTATCCCCGCCCAAGGTCTTCTCTGGCTTTATGGGCATCTCCGACGAAAAAGCATTTGCTCTGAACCGAGCAGGTACGCACATTTCGTCTGACATGCCGAACGCCAAGGTAGATTCTTTGGCACCTGAGATGCCATCCACCTTGTTTGAGGTTATCCATGAAGTTGATGCAATGTTTGCTGAAGCATCTGGAATATCAAGCGTTCTGTCTGGTCGTGGTGAGCAAGGTGTACGCTCCGCTGGTCATGCTTCTCAGTTGGCCCGTCTTGGAAGCTCTCGCGCAAAGAAACGTGCGCTAATCGTTGAAGACAGCCTTGAGAAAGTGGCAACCCTGTATCTCAAGCTGATGCAAGCCTACGACAACACGCATTACTTGGATGAAGAAGGCAACAAGTTTATTGCCGAGCAGTTCACCAAGGATTACGTCGTTAAGGTCGATGCCCACTCGAACAGCCCAATCTTCACCGAAGACATGCGCCAGCTTGCATTCAACATGTATAAGGCGCAAGCTATTGACAAGGAAAGCTTGATAGATTTGCTTGAACCCCCGATGAAACAGTTGTTAAAAGACAAACTGAAGAAACGGGAGAAGCAGCAAGCGTCACAACCGCAGCAGCCGCCTCAAGGCAAACCAGATTTGAAAGCAGTGGGGGAATAATGGCTCAACGACCAGATTACTCGCCAAAAGCTGACCAGCCACGGGTCACGACAGGGCAGTTAAAACGAACCGAAGCTCCGGCAAGCATTCAGTACCGGGTGACGGGCATCAAGACGTTTAACCCCCGGCAATCCCGCAAGGAAAGCCGGATGACTAACCGATAGGAGTACACCATGTACAAAAAGATGAAGCGTGGTCGCAAGACCCGTCGTTAATTCCCCCGCAAGGGATAGGGTATGGCTGACTTCCCTTCTAAAGTTGGCCGCTGCTAATGGAGACTACCATCATGGCACGCAAAGCACGCAAAGGCCGCAAGGCACGCAAGTAATCCCTAGCGGATTAATCCCACGGGGGAGGGGCAATACTCCCCCACTTGACAAGTTTTTATAGTCTGGTCTAATCACGCCGAACTAGACGATAGAGGATAGCTATGAGTGTTCCACCCGATAAGCTTATGGAGATGATTAGTCAGCAGCGTGGCGCAGCACCTACGGATGTGCCGCCCCCGACTGAATCATCCATGTCTGACCAGACTACTGCCCCGATGTCAGCACCAATGTCTACGCCGGAACCCAAGATGGGCAACCGCGAAGGCGCTCTGGTCAACCTATCAATGGCGATGGATTTGATTGAGCAAGCCCTGCCTAGCTTGGGCAGCGAAACGGAAGAAGGCCAAAAAGCTCTTGCGGCTATTCGGTCACTTACTGGCTTAATCGGCCCTCGCAAACAAAAGACACGCGAATTGCAGCAGTCGGAAATTATCCAGATGTTGCAGAACTTGCCCAATGCTGGTGGCGCTACGCCGGAAGGTCGCGCTATGGCTGCGGCTCCCGCTGTTCCAAACCTCCCGCCTATTCCGGGCGCGGCTCCGTCGCCAATGGCGATGCCCGGCGCGGCTGGCGGTGGTGCTTCACCAACCCCAACCCCCATGTAAGGAAAGACTATGGACCTGTTCAAACCCCGTGGCGCAAACAACCCGCGTCGGCCTACGGACAACACGCAGCAAAACGGTGTTGTTACCAACCCACCCCGTTTCGAGGAATTCGGCGGTCTGTCTTCTGGAGCAAAAATTGGCTCCAAGAACAAGATGGCTGTCCAGAAACCCGGCGACGGCAAGAAAGTTATTTAATTCTTTTAGGGGATAGTTATGAGTCTCGAAGATGTGTCTTATGAGCAGCGTGACCAACTCGCTGCTTTAATGCGTGAACTTTCTGATAACCCTGCAACTCGGAAAGAAGTGTTGCGCTTGACCAAGAAAATCAAGCCTGACCTTGTTATCCCGGAACTGGACATTGAGGAAACCACAAACAGCGCAGTCTCTGAGACTCGTAAAGAGCTAGAGGCCATGCGAGCAAAGCTTGCTGAAAAGGAAGCTCTCGAAGACCTCGAAAAGCGTCGCAATGCCCTGATGCGTAAAGGCGTTGTACGCAGCGAAGAAGAAATTGAAGAAGTGGAGAAAGTAATGCTAGAAAAAGGTATTACCAACCACGACACGGCTGCTGAGTATTGGGAGTGGATGAAGCAAACTGCTGCACCTACCCCAACGGGCTACAACCCATCTGCCGTCAAACAGTTTGACTTGAACAAGTATTACAAGAATCCTGTTGGCGCAGCCCGTGATGAAGCAGCAAAAGCACTCCAAGAGTTGCGTAAAAATACGCGACCCATTGGTTTTTAATCAGGGGATAAGTTTCCAAGGAGAATGACATGCCTATTGGTGGCGGTATCATTCCAGCAACGGGAAGTACGCAATATACCGAGTTGACCTACGTCACCCGGCGCGCATTCATCCCCAAGCTGGTTGTACAACTTTATAACTCAACTCCGCTGATGGCGGCTCTGATTGCTAACAGTCAGCAAGCTTCCGGCGGTGTTTCTTCCGTAACCGTTCCGGTTCAGGGCGCTCAGTTCGTGAACGCACAATGGTCGGACTACTCTGGTTCCTTTAACCAGCCAGCAGTCCAGCAGGGTGCATTTAACGCTGAATTTGACCTGAAGCTGATGATTGCTCCGGTTCCCTTCCTCGGTATGGAAGGTGCAGTGCAGCAAGATGCAGCTATCATCCCGCTGATTGAAGCGCGTATGAACGACGCGACCAACGTGATGATGGATGCAATGGCTACTGCCCTGTATACCAACAGCACGAACACTCAGCAGTTCACCGGTCTTCCCGCTGCCGTTTCGGCTTCTGGCACTTACGGCAATATCAGCCGTTCGGCCTATAGCTGGTGGCAGTCGAAGTCCTACTCGGCTGGCAACGTCAACCCGACCCGCCAGAACATCCTGCAATACATCTCCGGTACCGTGAAGAACGGCGCAGAAGTCCCGACTTTCGGTGTCTGCGGCTTTGGTACTTGGACCCTGCTGGCTCAAGACTACGTTGGTCAAGAGCAATACGTCATCACTCCGGGTTCCGGCTTTGATGGCGACAGCAACGGCCCACAGGCTGCATTCCGCGCCCTGATGGTTGCTGGTGTGCCGATTTACCCTGACCCATATTGCCCGGAAGGTACGGTTTACTTCCTGAACACCAACTACCTGTCGCTGTACATTCATGAGCAGGGTTCGTTCGTGTTTACAGGTTTCGAATCGACTCTCCCGAACTGGCAGATTGGTTACGTTGGTGCCGTCCTGATGATTGCGGAACTGGTTTCGACCAAGCCGAAGTCGATGACGGTGGTGTCGGGTTACAACTCTCTAAGCATCTAAGGAGGAATAACCATGTCACTCAGCACTAACAAAATCATCCTTGCTGGCGCACAGTCGAATACCGCTGGTGCCTACTTCCTGACCACGACTGTTACCGCAGTCAATACCGGCAACGGTACGGTCATTCCGGCAGGTGTATATGTGATGTTCCCGCAAGCCAATACCTCGATTTTGGCTTACAACGGTTCGTCTAACGCTACGGTCATGGCTGCAAATACTGGCGGCGTTGTGATTTCCGATGGCGTGAACGTATACGCCAAAACCACTGCATCTAGCGATGTTGTGACTCTGCTGGCTACCAACGGTGGTCAGAACGTCAGCAGCACCTACGCATCGTAAGGAGGCAACATGGCTAACGCTGATTCAGTCGGTCAACTCTATCTTGACTCGTTTGGTCAGGGGCGGCTTGCTGTCATTACTGCAACTAAGCTGAACACGACGGGCAACGCTGTTGTTGCCCTTCCGTTCCTTGGCGGCGGTTTGACGAAAGGTAATGCGACAACTAACTCCGGTCAGGTCATCATCCGTAGAATTACGGTATGCAACCCGTCCGGTAGCGTAGCGTCGGCAAACATTTCTATTTCGACTACCGCCGATGGTGCAAACGTCATTGCGAATGCCACTACCCTGACCAGCGTGTCGGGCGCAGTGACTTTCCAAGACATTGCCATTAATGCCGGTAATGTTGCTGTCTCTGGCTATAACAGCCAAGCCTTGTTCATTAATGTTGGAACTGCCTCTGGCAATGACAATACTGTGGACATTCGTGTGTTTGGCGACGTAGTGAGCTTCTAATATGACAACCGTTTATGTGACGAACAAATGGGATAAACCCATAACTTTCAGTTTCGAATACGTCTGGTACACCTTTCCGGTGGGCGAGACTGTCGAGGTTCCTCTGGAAGCTGCTCGTCACATATTCGGTTATCAGCATGAAGACAAAGAACCGTTTATGGCGCAGTTGTCCATTATCAAAACCAAAGCAGAAATCCCCGACGGGTTGAAGATTCTGCAAAAGATTTTGATTGGTGAACAGCCGCCCAAGAAAGGCCACGCGTTATCCCCCGTGGTTGAGAAAGTACCCCTACCTCCGTTAAAAGAGGCGGGGGGAACCCTTAACATTGCAGCTTGATATGGACCGTAAATGGCGCAGACGTTGCAAACGTACATTACTGAAGTCAGGCGGTTGCTGCATGATGCAAATGCCAACTTCTATACGAATAGTCAGCTAACTGACTATATCAATGCGGCTCGCGCTCGAATTGTGCGCGATACCGGCTGTCTGCGTTCCATTCAAACCATATCCACGCCTTGCACTCCGGTAGCCGGAGGCAACACCCCCGTGATTTGGTCTGCTGGTCTTACTGTAAATACGGACGATTACGTCTTTTCCAATATCTACATTTACAGAGTCACTTCTGGCGGGGTGCTTGGCACGACTGTGCCGCCTTACCCGTCTGGTACTAGCGTCTACCCTCCTAGTACCCCATTTACCGATGGAACAGCCACATTGGTGTATGCCGGTAAATGCGAAATTATTAACTATGCTGCGTTGCCACAAGGTCTTTTGACGTTGGACGTTTTGAACGTCAACCTTTATTGGGGCAACTCAAGAATTCCGCTGCGTTACCTGCCTTGGACGGACTTTAACGCTCGACTGCGTTATTGGCAGAACTACGTCGGCACACCGGTTGCCTTCTCTATCTACGGGCAATCGACTATCTATCTCGGGCCTATACCTGACCAATCTTACACACTTGACCTAGACACGGTGCTTCTGCCGGTTGATTTAGTCAATCTGTCTGACGTTGACACGATTGATGACCCGTACACCAGCCCGGTCAAGTATTACGCTGCTTACACCGCCAAATACTACGAGCAGTCATTTGGCGAAGCCGAGATTTATCTTGGTCAATACAAACAGCAAGTTCAGGCAGTACAGGCATCGGTCTACACTCGAAGGATGCCTGACCCGTACTCTAACCCGTACTAAGTCATGGC